ACGCTCCGCAGGGCCGGCCAGCCCGTTGCTTGTTTCCGTCCAAGCGACAGCGGAGCACCTACATGACGACGGATTGGAGGCGGAATGGATTACATGCAATTCCTTGCGTCAAAGGCGCCGCGTGCTGTCATGCGCGGTTTCGAGCCTGAGGCGCTTCCTTCGCACCTGTTCGACTTCCAGCGGCATTGCGTCGAGCACAACATCCGGTGCGGCAGCGGTGGCCTGTTTTTGGACACAGGCCTAGGCAAGACCGCGTGCGAGCTGGAATGGGCGCGGCAGTGCGCGGAGAAGTCGAACGGCCGCGCGTTGCTCCTGACTCCGCTTGCGGTCGCTCGCCAAGTCGAGCGCGAGGGCAAGCGGTTCGGCTACAAAATCCGAGTGATCCGCGAGCAAGACGAGGCCGGAGAAGGGATCAACGTCTGCAACTATGACCGGCTCGAAAAGCTCAAGCCGGAATCTTTCGGTGCTATCGCGCTGGATGAAAGCAGCATCTTGAAGTCATTCACAGGGAAGACAACGCGCGCGCTCATCAATCTGTTCGCCGATCACAGATATAGGTTGAGCGCGACCGCAACACCCGCACCGAACGATCACATGGAGCTAGGCCAGCACGGCGAGTTCCTTGGGATCATGCCGAGCAATGAGATGCTGATGCGCTGGTTTATTTCCGATCAAACGGAGATGGGGCGCTATCGCTTGAAGCATCACGGCGTGGAGTCGTTCTGGGATTGGATGGCGTCTTGGGCGCGGATGGCGCAGTCGCCGGAGGATCTTGGCTTCGACGGCAGTAGGTTCAAGCTGTTGCCGCTTAACGTCCAGATGGTCAAGACCGAGAACGCTGCGCCTGTTGACGGAGGCGACTTGTTCGGCGTGTCGCAACTCTCAGCGACTGATATGCACCGTGTGAAGCGTCAGACGGCGGAAGGCCGGGCGCGCGCCGCGGCTGAGCTTGTGTTGTCTGAGGCAAGCGAGCCGTGGGTTATCTGGTGCGATACCGACTACGAAGCCGACGCGATCATGGCAGCGCTGAAAGGCGTTTCTGGAGTCGTGGAAGTGCGCGGCTCCTTCAGTGCTGACAAGAAAGAGGAATCTCTAGAAGCGTTCGCTGACGGATCGGCGCGAATCCTGGTCACAAAGCCATCTGTCTGCGGGTTTGGCTTGAACTGGCAGCACTGCGCGCGGACTGTTTTCGTCGGGCGCAGTTTTAGCTACGAGGCATGGTATCAGGCCGTCCGCCGCTTCTGGCGTTTCGGTCAGTCTCGCGAAGTGCTTTGTTTCGTGGTTGTCGCAGAAGGCGAGGACGCAATCGGACGCGTTATCGACCGAAAAGCCGACGACCATTCAAGCATGAAAACCGCAATGGCAAAAGCCATGCGCAGAGCGTCGCAAGTGGCGCAAGTGAAAGCGCCTTACGATCCTACCCATATTGCAGGAGTCCCGTCGTGGCTGAAATCCGTTGTCTTAATGCGCAAGTGAACGAAGAGTTTGCAGCCTATAATGGCGATTGCGTCGATGTTGTTCGGCAGATGCCGGATAACTCGATTGACTTCGCCGTGTATTCCCCGCCGTTCTCCGGGCTGTATATCTACAATGATTCCGTGGCAGACATGGGGAACTGCGCGGACGATGCAGAGTTTTTCGAGCACTATCAGTACCTTGCAGACGAGTTGTTCCGCGTCATGCGGCCCGGAAGGCTGGTCGCTGTTCACTGCAAGGACTTGGTTTACTACCGGACGCAGCGAAGCACGGCGGGGCTGCGCGACTTCCCTGGCGACTTGATTCGTGCCCATATTCAGGCAGGCTTCGACTTCCATTCCCGCGTCACCATCTGGCGGTGTCCTGTGCGAGAGATGACAAAAACGAAGGCGCACGGTTTGCTTTACAAGCAACTGCGCGCCGATTCGAGTTTTAGCCGGCAGGGGCTGCCTGAATACCTTGTCGTGTTCCGCAAGTGGGCGGAAGAGGCACAAGAGGACTTGATCCGCCCAGTCACGCATACGCACGAATCGTTCCCGCTCCCGCAATGGCAGGAATATGCCTCGCCAGTCTGGATGGACACGCGCGAAACGGACGTTCTGAACGCTTCGCGAGAGCCGACCGACGAGAAGCATATCTGTCCTATGCCGCTCGACATTACGACGCGCGCGTGTACGCTGTGGAGCAACGAAGGCGATACGGTACTGTCGCCGTTCATGGGAATAGGAAGCGAAGGCTACGCGGCTCTGAAACTGCGCCGGAAGTTTGTCGGCGTTGAGTTGAAGGAGAGTTATTGGCGTCAGGCCGTGCGTCATCTGACGTCTGTCGGTGCGCAACCTGACCTTTTCGCCGCCGCCTAACCAAAGCCCGCCATTGCGGCGGGCATTCCGCGAGAGTACGATTGATCCGCCGCACGCGGCAGCCGATGTGAGAGTCGGGAACAACTAGGCCAACAATCCATGAAAGCTTCTAACGCGATGCACCCAAGTCAGGCCGGAGGCGAGCTTGTTGGCCGCGCCTTGCGGACTCTCAACCTGCGCTTGGGTGCATCGCATTGGGAGTTGCAATGAGCCGCAACGACAACGCGAATGTAGCAATCCCGACGAACTATCGCGGCACCAAGTTTCGCAGCCGCCTAGAATCAAGGTGGGCCGAGTTTCTGGATTCATTCGGAGTTGAGTGGGAATACGAGCCGCAAGGATATGCGTCTGGATCGGTCACTTATCTGCCCGATTTCTGGCTGCCGAAAACGTGGTCACGCGGCAAGCCTGGCGGCGTGTTCCTTGAGATCAAGCCGGGCCGCCCGAGTGAGGATGAGCAGGTAAAGGCAAAGATGCTGGCGGTAGCAACGCGCCGCCCAGTTCTGATTGTGGAGGCATCGCCGCGGCTCCCGAGCCACGAAAGCTTGCTGGAGTTTGTAAGCAACGAGCGCGGCGATTGGGAAGACGACGGGCTTTCCTTTGGAAAGTGCGCAGATTGCGGGACTGTCAATGTTGGGCACTACGTTCGCGACCGCCAGTGTGGATCGTGCGGGCTTGGCCTTGCCGATCCATACGAAGCGACGCTGATGCAGGCGCGCAAGAACTTCAACGAACTTGCCCGGTGGAGGGCTGCTTAATGCGTGACTACGGTGTCATCTCCCCGATGTTCTGGACCGGGAAGACCGGCAGGTCGCTTCGCGGTGACCAGAGCGCGCAACTTGTCGCGCTGTACCTGATGACTTCGCCGCATGCGTCAATGATTGGGGTGTTTTACTGCCCCTTGGTCTACATCTCAACAGACACCGGACTCCCCTTTGAAGGGGCTTCAAAGGCCCTTGCAAGGCTCATCGAAGGTGGGTTTTGCGAGGTTGACGAGGCATCGGACGCGATCTTCGTTGTCAACATGGCCGCGCACCAGATCGGAGAGACGCTAAAGCCGACAGACAACCGGGTGGAAAGTGTGCGCAGGCAACTTCGCCAACTCGGGAAAAATCCACTTGTGGCGCGGTTTCTCGCGGTTTACAGCGAGCGATACGGCATTTCCGCAGAGTCGGTTGGATTGGAGGCCCTCAAAAGGCCCTTGAAAGCCCCTCCGAAGCCAAGAGCAGGAACAGGAGCAAGAACAAGAGCAGGAGATAGCTTAGGCGATGCGCCAGAGGCGCCAACAAATCTCGGAACGTCGCTTGCTCCTGACTGGAAGCCGAGTCCAGAACTCGTGGCGCAGGCCAAGTCTGAGCGCCCGGACGTTGATGTTGACCTTGAAGTCAGGAAGTTCGTCGACTTCTGGATTGCGAAGCCCGGAAAGGACGGGCGCAAGAAGGACTGGCCGGCGACGTTCCGCAACTGGATTCGGAACGCCAAGGCATCCCGCAATGGCGGTCTGTTCGGTGGCGACGACTGGCGGAAGGTGGCGATATGAGCATGACCGCAAAGGAAGTCGCGGCGATGCTCGCCAACCAGGCCGACCGCACTGCGGCCTATCTGCTGCCGAATGGCAAGAAGCAGGGCGGCGAGTGGTGCGCAGGATCGACGCAGGGCGAGGCGGGCGATTCGCTCAAGGTTCGGATTCAGGGCGGCAAGACGGGCGTGTGGGCCGACTTTGCGACGGGCGAGGCTGGCGACCTGCTTGACCTGTGGGCGGCCGCCAAGGGCTGCGACATTGGCACGGCGATCCGCGAGGCGAAAGCATGGCTTGGCGTTCGTGACGTCCAGATCGCAACGACCGAGGCGAAGGCATACCGGAAGCCGCCGCGCCCTGCTGGTGCAGCCAAGCCGATGCCGCAGACGATGCAGTGGCTTGCCGAGGTGCGCAAGATCGGCCCGGAGGCAGTGGCGGCTTACAAGGTCGCGCAGGCGAACCACGGCAACCTCGGCCAGTGCCTTGTGTTCCCGTTTCTGCGCGATGGCGAACTGATCGCGATCAAGTACCGCAAGGTTCCGGGCAAAGAGTTCTCGCAGGAAGCCGGTTGCGAGCCATGCCTCTTTGGCTGGCAGGCAATCCCGGCGACCGCTCGAAGCGTGACGATTGTCGAAGGCGAGCTTGACGCGCTGGCGTGCTGGCAATACGGGTTCCCGGCGCTCTCGGTCCCGACTGGCGGCGGCAAGGGCGCCAAGCAAGAAAACTGGATCGCGAACGAGTTCGACCGACTGGCGCGGTTCGATCAGATTTACCTGTGCCTTGATGCCGACGGCCCGGGCCGCGAGGCGACCGTTGAAATTATCAAGCGGCTTGGACAGGACCGCTGCCTAATTGTTTCGCTTCCGGATGGCTGCAAGGACGCGAATGACTGCGCGATGGCTGGCCTTGATCGCGTCGAGTTTGCCGATTGCTTCCGCGCCGCCAAGTCGATTGACCCGCCCGAACTGCGCGACATTGCCGAGTTTGGCGATGAGGTGGAGCGGATTGTCTGCGGCGGCGAATCGGATCGCGGAATCCCGCTGCCGTGGCGTAAGTGCGCAGATGCGTTCCGAATCCGTCCCGGCGAAACGGTTGTGGTCGCCGGAATCAACGGGCACGGGAAGAGTCAGCTTGTCGGCTGGCTGCTGCTTAACGCAATCCGCTGGCATGACGCGCGGGCCTGCGTCGCCTCGCTTGAGTTCAAGACAGCGAAGTGGCTGGCCCGCTTGATGCGTCAGGCTTGCGGACGCCATGACCCCAGCCCGCTGCAAGTGCGGCACGCTATCCGAAAACTATCGGGCGAGTTGTTTTCGTTTGACCTTCAAAGCGGCGTGGACTATCGGCGGATGCTCGATGTATTTCGCTACGCCCGCCGCCGGTATGACTGCCGGTATTTCGTGATCGACAATCTTGCCAAGTGCGGCATTCCAGAAGACGACTATCGCGCACAGCATGAGTTTATGCAGGTGCTGACCAACTTCAATCGCGACAACGACACCGCGACCGTGTTGGTTCATCACATGCGCAAGGGCGACAACGAAGAGCAGCACCCCGGAAAGATGAACGTCAAGGGTTCTGGCTCAATCACCGACCTGGCCGATTCGGTTCTCAGCATTTGGCGCAACAAGCGCAAGGAAGCAAAGATCAAGGCGGCCGAAATTAACGGGCAGCCGATTGGCGCCGATGTTGAGCAGGAAGAGGATGCGGTGTTGACCTGCCACAAGCAACGCAACGGTGACGACGAGCCAGTGGTGCGGCTCTGGTTTGACCGTGGAAGTTTTCAGTACCTCGCAAAACACGACCACGCGCCGCGGCCGATCTTCGGCCTTGCGGCAGTACGAGAGGCATCTAGCGATGAATGAGAAAGCCGCGCATGAGGGGCTTGAGCGTTTCGCCAAGTCGAACGGGATCAGTTACAATCACGCCCGCGCCGAAATGATCGAGGGCGACGCGGATGCCGGCTGGCGGCATCTGGAATACGCCCGCGACAACAAGGACAAGGCCGAGCGCGCTTGCGTACTGCTGTGGCTGCAATTGCTGGAGCAGCGCGACAAACTGATCGTCACCGATGAAAACGTCGCCGCAATCGAAGCGATGTTGAATGAGATTGCGAAGTGATCTGCCATTTCTGCCGCCAGCCGCTGGCCAGGCACGAAGCGCACGACCTGAAAGTGATGCGGCCAGTCCACAAGGCGTGCCACGTCGCGCGATTGGCCGACCCGCCAACGAAGCACCTGCAGATAAAGCGCATGCCGCTGCCGGCTTCGGTTGCGCGGACTCTGCCGCGGCGGGGTCGGGGGCAATGATCCTTGCGGTCGATCCAGGCCCGGTTGAATCGGCCTATGTCCGGCTCGAAGCCGGGCGCGTCGCCGAGGCCGCCAAGGTTCCGAA